AACTGGGGAGAAATTACCATTAGGCAGATTACCATAACCTGCTGCAGTTTTAAATGCCATTTTTATCTCCATTGAAATAAACAAATGTGTATTAAGTATACACAACAAATTTACTCGTCATCGGCTAATAGTGTTAGAGGTTGTGTGTCTAGTAGCTATTTAAACACAGGCTCATACCATCAGGTAGGCTTTCAAGTGTAGTATAATGTGAGTGTCTTGTAAAAGGGTCACATCTGAATTTATATATAGTTATACATATAAATATAAGTTTGTCAATACTTTATCTTGCAGAACCTGATATATCATATAAAAAATTACCTGATCGGATAGCTTCCATAATCATATCAGAGTTTTTCTCGTAATCATCTGCACTCATTCTTTGTACATCAGATTCCTTTATGACTCCATTTTTGTTATCAGAAGGAGTGTTGACTTTACTTTTTGTATTGACTGCTTTAGCAGCTTCCTTGCCACTATTGCTCGTTCCTTTCTTGCTAATGCTTCTATCTGACTTGTATAAATCGATAGCTCTTGCTGCTGATCTTGCATCGTCATCGTTCTCATATAATGCATCCTGTACCCATTTAGGCTGTTCTTCTGCCCAACTATGAAAGTCATCACTATCTCTTATCTCTTCAAAATCAGGATGTATTTTGAGTAACTCTACTTCGGCTCTTTCCTTAGTAGCACTTTCATTCATTTCGTCTATTCTTTTTATTCTATCTTCTAGTTCTGCAGATTGCTCTCTTGCTTTTTTAATAGCAATAGTCTCTACAATCTTTGCAACATCAGGATATTCCTTTGTCCATGCTTCTATATCTTCATCAGACTTAGGCAACTTCATTTCTTTTTTAGTTGCAGTAGATAGTTGAAGCTCTAAGTCTTGGAGCTTTTTTTGGTATTCTTTTTCTTTTTCTTGAGAATGCCTACGGAGATCACCATAACGTTTTTTGAAGGTTCTTTCTTCAGCACCTTTTGGTTCTTCCTTTTCTTCGGTGCTGTCTTGGTCTTCTTCTTTTTGTCCGTCACTTGTTGTCTCCTCTAATAATTTTTTTAAGTCTTCTTCATCTTTTTTAATTCTATCCTCGTGAGTAGAACGTTTTGATATAAATGCTTTTTTATTTGGTGTAGCATCTACCACCATCTCTTGAGCTTGTTCAGCCATTATTTTCTCCTAGGGTTATCGTAGCCATATCGTTGGGGGATAAGTAGCTAGTACATATGTGAATTATTTTTTAGAAGCTAATCCACCTCGCTTCATCTTCTTAGTATTTTTCTTAGAGGGTTGTTTGCGAGTTACAAGTGCTCCTTTATAGGTAGCACCATATCCACCACCAAACCCTGTATCACCACTTTGGCTTGAACTATCCGAAGGACCATCACCACCAAAACTACTATCCATGTCACTAGTATCAGGTTGAGGACCACCACCACCTGCAGTGCCTCCGGGATCACTTTGTTGTCCTGCACTTCCACTACTAGCAAGTCTATCTTGCATTTGTTGTCTAGCTTGTTCTTGTGTCACAGGTGCTTGTGCTGTAGCACCTTTACCTGTAGTACTTACGGAATCATCTGTTAATCCTGCTTGGATAGTATCCATATCTTGAACAGTCATGCCTGTGCTTGGGTCTGTTGTTACAGGGTCTTGTGTCTCACGTAATCTTTTTTGTGCTTGTATTCGTTTTCTTTCAATTTCAGATATCTTAGTATTCCCCGGAATTGGTACACCTAATTTACTTGCTACACTATTTACAACAGCAGTTTTTATACCAGCAGGTGTAAGTTTAGCTATCTCAACTATTTGACCCATAGTTACTGCTTTAGCATCTTTTGTTATTTGTGAATTTTTATCAAAAGTTTTAGACTCCATTGTTTTAGGGTCAGTTAATGTAATAGAGCCATCAAAGTTATATCCTATCGCAAATGACTTGCCACCAACATCCATAGTAGCTCCACCTAATTTACCTGTGTTGTCATCATCTCCATCACCACCTGAATCTTCTACTACAGGTTTTACTCTAGATGTTTGTTGCTTTATTGGTTCTATTTTTACTTCATCTTTTAGAGGTTCAATCTTTTCTACAAATCCATCTTTTGTTATTCTATCTATCTCACCCGGTATTAATGGCTTTCCTGTAGCTTTTATTATGGTTACAGTCTTCACCCTACCATCAGGATGTGTATATGTTTTTGTTTCTGTTTCAGGTGCTCCTGTTGCAGAAGCTCCTAGAAATTGTTGATAGTTAACAGGAGCATAGGGATCACCCATACTTTGATATGGATTTGCCATACCTACTGTTCTTACACCCGGAGTATTTACTTGTTGTGTTTGTGGTGTACTCATTTGATTTTGTTGTAACATATTTTGATCTTGCCCTTGTCTAAATATAGGTATACTAGGTGCAACATATGTTCCTGCTTGTGCCTCTACAACACCACCCTCTGCCATCTCTAGATCATCTATAGTAAATGGTATGTCATCAGGTAGGGTAGCTTCATCTGAATTACCCATCTGACCCATTTCTTCCATTCGTTTTAAACCTGCTTTAGCTTTCTGTCTAAGATTCATAAGAAACTCTAGTCCAAGATATCTAACTACATCTGCAGGAAATACAAACTCTCCCTCACTTAGTTGTGCAGGTATATCATCTCTTACTTCTTCTTGCGTAGAACCCGGAGGAACTTCGTTACCTGATACAGGATCAACTGTACCACCTTCGTCTTTGAGTCCACCTTCATCAAACAACTCCATTTGTTTAGACATTGAGCCACCTTTGGCAATTCGTTTACTTATTCCTTTTTTTACATCTTCATCTTCTATCTCTTTTTTTCTTAACATACCCTCTTCTCTAGACATGGGCATTGCCTCTAACATACCACCTGTAGCTTCTAACGCATCTTCTCTTTTTATTTCATTTATTTTATTTTGTATTCTTTCCTGTCTTTCTTGAGGACTATCCGTATTAAAAAAATTCATACGATTTCTAGGGTCTTGCTCGTGATAATAATCATTTTCTTTGTAAAACTCTTCTAGCTCTCTAAATGTTAATCTTTTAAATTCATCATCCATTTACTTCATCCCTTAGTAATTTAAGTCTTTTTAATACAGATATAGAACCTTGTGCTCTATACAGTGTGATTGTGTCTTGGCTCTGCTCCATAACTTTGTATTGCTCTTGAACTAGTATATCAATATAATTATTGAAGTTGTTGATCAGTTGGGGATTGTTCACCAACGTCTTGAGTTTGCTCAACGTTTGTTGTCTGTCCTTGTCCACCTCTAGGTACTCCTGTAAATCCTTGTTCTCCCGGAACTGGTGCTTGTCCTGTGCCTATCGTGCCACCACCTGCTCCTGTTGGGTCATTGGGGTCTACACCTGCAGGTGGTTGTTGTGGTTGTTCAGGTTGATCACCTCTAAACTGTTTTAACAACTCTGCTTGTACTGCTGCCTGTCTCATGTCATTTGTAACTTTGTTAGGATCAAGTTCCATAGACTTGGCTATCTCTCTAATTATGTAATCAAACTTTGCAAAAGGTGCTAGTGCAGGATTAGATGCTACACCAAGGAACTGCATAAGTCTCTGTGATCTAACTTCATTTGCCATTAGACTTTCTGTTCCTCTAGCTTTTACTTCTAAGTCACCTTTTATTTCAGGGTCAAAGTCAAACTGCATATTAAATCTAAATAATCCCTGACCTAGTGGTGTCAATAGATAATCATCTATATTTTTTATTACAGTCTTAATACTTCCTGCTGCTGCGTTCATGAGCATAGATATACCTGAAGCAGTTCTACCTATGCCCTGCACACCTGTCTGTCCATGTGCAAAAGACGGAAAGCCTGTACTCTCATCTGCTAATACTCTTGCTTTGTCAAACAACTGCATATTCTCACTAGATACATTTGGAAACTTTGTACCAAAAATTGCTTGACCCGGTGCTCCACCTTGTCTTCTAAATATTTTACCCGGATACACAGATAAATCTTGACCCGGTACTAAGTTTGTTTCATCTACTTCTATGAGTAAGTTTCCTGATAATACTGCATTATCTACTGCCATTCTCATGAAACCATTCATCAAAGTTTGTGTGTCATCCATATTTTCTGCTAAACCTATACCAAAGAATGAATATGGATTTAATTCATATGGTGCTGCCATGTATGGAATGACTGCAGGTTTAAATGGATTTAGTACAACTCTAATTAATTTTTTATTACATACCCATATATTCACTTGTAGTTCAGGAAAGTCTGTCAACTCTTTAGGTATGTCTACCTCTTGGTCTGCTAACATATCTGTATCTATCATACCCCAATATTCAAGAACTTCAAATCTATTAACATAGTTTTCTTGATTATAATCTGTTAGATCATCTTCCCAATATTTCTTAACATAGTTTTCACCACCATCTATAGCTTGTTCAATAACTTCTGCTCTAAAGTATGGTCTCTTCTTTAATGCCCTTAGTTCACTTCTAGACATCTTATGTCTTTGTATCACATATTGTGCCTGATCCATATTGGTAGAATCAGGATCAGGATAAAAATCCCAAACAGATACGTGTGATACTTGTGGTACAGTTTTAAATACAGGATTGTACTCACCTGTTTCATCCCAATTAGGATATTCTTTATCCATAGCAAAAGGACCTTTCATAATCCCTGTGCCAAATAAAGCCATCTCAAATGCAGTATGTCTTAAATGTTTATTTGCATTTGACTCTTGTAGTTGATCTACAATCTTTTTTTCCATAGATTTAGCTGCTATCATAGCAGGACTAAATGTTATCGCTGTCGGAGTTTTACCAACTTCTTCTTTAAGATTCTCAACCTCTTGCAAGTCCTTTTGTAAAGGTCCAAGACGATCAAGTAAACTTTTTTCGGTAGCTCCTTTAGGTAAATCCATACCATCTCCGGGGAAACCATAAGGGGAAACCACTTCAGATTCTCCACGAAGTTCTTCAGGTTCTTGGGGATCAAACGAAACATCTTTTGCAACTCCTTCAGGTAATTCAGTGGGTTCTATACTTATAGGAAACTTACCACCTGCAAATAGGACATCAACTATCTGTCCATAAGCTGCTAAAGTTTTTGTCTTAGTTACCTTAACAAATACTCTAGACTTCTCTGCTTCTGTAAATTGTACATCAGGACCATACAAACCTCTGTAGTTTCTATAGGCTCTAGTCCATCTAAGTTCATCTTCATATCTATAGTCTTCAGATTTTTTAAACTGAGCCATAACATGATCAACTAAGTTATCTACACCATAGTCGGTAAGTTCTGCATCACTAGAATCTTCTAATGCTATAGCTTCTTCTTCTATGTTTAATTCTTCTTCTGCCATATTAATATCCAAATGTTGAGTCAGCTACAGGCATACTAGCTTTTGGTCTGCCTATAGGGTCGTAGTCAAATATACTAAATCTAGGTCTTGACATAATTCCATATCGTAATGCATCATAAATGTGATCTTCTGATCTTGTATCTACATCCTCTGGATTTCTTTTGTCAAGAGGTATTGCAGGTATTTGTGATATAGAATTTATACAGGTATTAAAAAATACTATTCTAGGTTCTTCTGTATATTCATCCACTTGCAAACGTCTGTGTAATTCATTCTTACCTGATACACGACTACCTTTACTTCTATCAGATGGTCTCCAACGACATCCTTTTTGTATCATCTGTTCTGCCAAAGAAGGACCAGTATCACCACGTTTATGCCAAAGAGAGCTATCCAAAACCCCATACTTAATATTTCCATCACCTGATTCTAACTCTAATACTTGATCTGCCAAATCAGAGGCTAACACTTTTGAAACGTATAACTCTCTGTATACTATAAGTTGCTCTGCAGGTGAAACTGCAAACCAAAGAACTGCACTATACGAACCATAACCATAGTCACAAGCTCTAAACTTTACCCAATTAGATGGAATACTAAAAGGTTCAACAACGTGTATATCACGATTAAATTCAGTAAAGGCTGCACCTTCTTTGATATCCCAATCACCCTCAAGTAGTTGCTTCTTCTGTTGTTCAGGCAAAGATAAAAGCATTGCCTCGTAGTCACCTGTTTCTGACAGGTAAGGATTGTCCACAAGTCTAGCAGGTATAAATCTTCTTTTAAATAAAGACTGTCCTGCTTTAGGATGTCCTGATGGATACTTTAATACTTCTCCTGTTTCAATGTTAGTAGCATCAAAAGATTGTCCATAAGGTGCAGGGTCAATAAACATTTTCTTAACCCACTGATGACCCGGACCTCCGGGGTTTGTAGTTGCCCTCATGTAGACAGGTAAGTCAGGAGCAGTAGAACGTAACCTTGATCTCATGTAGTTCCATGCAAAAGGTTTTGCCCATTGTGTTAACTCATCAAAACCTATCCAACTAAATGCCAAACCTTGATATCTAAGAACATCCTCTTCACGATCTAAATATGACATCCACAGTCTTGCACCTGATGGTGCTACCCACTGCATCTTTCTTTCTGACCACTTTATACCCTTCCAAATTCTAGGATATAACTCTTGAGACTTCCATATTAACTCTCGTAATTCTTCAGTTGTATGTCTAAGTAGTAGTCCACTAAATGATGGATGACCCATATAACGTAGTGGATCTGCTAACATTGCAAATGATTTACCACCACCTGCACTTCCACCATAAAGAACTTCTCTTTCGTCTGCTGCTAAAAACTCTGTTTGAGGACCTTTGTTTGGTTGGAAAACTATATTCTGTTCTGCGACAGGTATAGTCTCTATGTCATCCTCTACGATATTTACTTTAGGCTCTTGCTCCTGTTCTTTCTTCTTGTATGCTTTTCGCTTTTTGGATTGCTTTCTCGGCATACTCGGACCATTTTCTAAGAGTTCTAGCTTGGTTCTTACGTTGTTGTTCATGCATCAATCTTTTTCTCAAACCTACGTGTGATATATCCCTTCCTGTTTTCTTTGTCAACCAATTAGCAACTTGCCTATATGAATATTGATTAACATATTTTCTAGCTAATTCTAATGCCTCTAGTTCGTATGGTATTGGATCAAGTAAATCCATATCATCTTTGTTTGTCCTATAACCAAAGGGAATTATCCTAGCTATTCTTGGGATTTGTATCCACTCTGTTTGAGTTTCATCTTTTAAGTCTGTTGGTTGTGGTAACTTCCACTTCCCTAAACTTCTATTCATTGTATCACGTTCTTTTTAAATTGTCAATTATTTTTTTTAGGTGGTAGTAACATCACTCCACCTGATGCCTCTACCTGCACCTTTTCAGTTTTAATTAAACCAACCCTGTCAAGTAATTCTTTTGATGCTGCAAGTTTATCTCTAATACCAAGTTGTGTAGGATCATCCACACCACTAACCATAGCCACTGCTGCCTTCGGTGCATTACGTGCCATAAAAGATTCTGTCACTTCCATGATTTCTTTTTTAAGGGAGTTTACAATATCTGTGGTAGATGAGTTCTCTGAATATCCTGCTAACACTTTAGCCTGTACAACATCACCATTCGCTTGATCAAACAGAACTTCTAAAAATTTCTTTTGTCTATCTGTTAGTTCTCTACTCAATGTGGTATTCCTTGTGTTATAACTCTGTCTATAAGACGTTGTGCTCTGTTAGTTGTTTGTTTGTACCAACGTGAGTCTTCCATTTGATTTGCCATTTCTTGATAGTCCTCTGCTTCTACTGCAGCTATCATCTTCTTAAATTTAGATAAGCGAGGTTTGCCAAGTTGGAATGACATATTTATTAGTACGTGTTGTATTTCATCAGGTAGTTTATCAAAAGAACTAAATATAGTTTGACAGTCTTGTATGGCAACTTGTACATCATTTAAAAACCAATCCTGTACTTGTTGTTCAGGTATGGCATATCCTACAGGTTTACCATAGTAATCTACATCCCACTCTGTGATAAGATGCCCAATACCCCCGGTCAAATGATTTTCTGAGCAATAGTACAGTTCATACTTTACACCCTCATCTGCTTCAATTTCTTCTCTGAGTGTATTTATGTTCATCTTCTAAGTCCTAACTCTAATTGTTTTTTACGTATTTCTTTTACGTGCAAATGCCAAAAATAATTCCCTATCTTACAGGTTATAGCAGAAATCTTTAAAAATGTCAAGGCTTTCCAACTCATTTGCGTTTCAACATCTTTGCTGCTTGTCCTACACCTTTGATACCAAAGGATGCAGATATGGCTATGTATAATAGATATTGATACCAATCAGGTAATGTAGCTAGTATCTCAAAGCCTTCTTTTACATATTCTCTCATACCGGGGATGAATACTAAAATCGCAGGAGCTAACAGGACTACTAAAGCGAACTCGTCTTTCCAACTATCCACAGTAGCATCTGCCATCTTGCCTTCCCACTCCACTTGACCTGTTGCGACTTTCTCTGCAACAGTAGCACGAGCTTTTGCCTCTGCAACTTTAGCTTGTCCATCTGCCTTTGTCTTTATTTAGCTAAATTTACGAAATCTTGATGTTTTCTTTGCAACCTTGCTGGGTTGTTTAGAAAATTGTTTACCTCTCTTAGTCGCTTTGCGTTTAGCAGCCGAAGACGCTGCGTATTCACTGGCAGATAAAGCCTTAATCGCTTTTTCAGGTAGATAACGTTCACCAGTAGCTTTTGACCCCTGTGTACTAGGTTTACCTGATTTGGTTCTCCACTTTTGTTTACCCCAAGCCTTTAAGCTCCTCTGTGATTTTGCAAGTGCCATTATATTTTACCCATCCATTTTGCTAGTAGCCATGCTAATATCCCTGCAAAAAATAATATGAAGATAAATGCTATTCCATATCCTACATATTCCATTAACTCTTGTTTACGTTTCTCTGCCATCTTCTCTTGATAACGTCTAGACTTTCTAGCCTCTGCTTGGAATCTTTGCCAATCTTGCCAAAGTCCGGGTCTACCAAGATAGATCATTATCTTTTTGAGTTCTTCTTCTTTCTCTCTTATCTGCTCAAGAGCCATGAACTCTTCTAAGTCTGAACCACCACCACTAGCTTTTTTCTTACTTGCTTTCTTTTCTAGTTGTTCTTTTGAGAATACAAAATCAGATATCTGTTTCACACAACCTGAAAGTTCTTTTCCGTTAGACACGAAATTTTTTATTATACCGAAAGCAGCATTAGCTGCAGCTAGTTCTGCTAACATTTTATTTCCTTATAGGTTTGCAGTATGCAGTTATTCGTTGATTTCCATCCTCTGTTGGTATTGGGGGTTGGTTATGCAGACGTTCTGCAAAATATAAACATTCATTGATATCTTCAAATCTTTGTATTTGATTTATTACTCTTGTGTCAATCATAAACACAAGAAGAAACTCAATCACACAGGTGCTCCTTGCACCTCATCATCTTCATCATGACAATCGCAGTTGCACTCATCTACATCACAATCGTAGCACTCGCAAGTCTCACATTTATTTTTTCTTTTTTCGTTCATGTTGTTTCTTTAATTGTTCTTTTGCTTTTTTGAATATTGCTACAACTTCAGTCTTGCCCATCACTTTAGCTCTTTGCTCACCGACTGTAAGTATCTGTATCTTTCTCGCATATGGTTTATTGATCTTTTTAACTTTTGCAACTGTGGCTCTTGCATCTGCAGGTGTGGCGAACTTGATGCTAACTGTGTCTTTAGGGTTTTCATCCGTATACAGTCTTCTGCCACTGCCTTTTGGTTTCTTACCTGTGCCAACTTTAGGATCTCTTTTTTTTGGTTTTGACAACTTTCTTGTATCCTTTTCTTTGGTCTTTCTCTATCTTTGTTAAAGTTTTAATTACTTTCTTCAGTGGTTTCGTGTAGTGTGGCATTATCCTCTATATCCTCCACCTTTTGCTTTATATTGTTTTGCCAACATCTGTGCCTTTCTCGCACTCCATTGACCGGGTGCACCTCCCTTACCACCTGCTTTGATACGATTGAATAAATTTTTACGCATTGTAGGTTTAGTATAATTACCTGCCTTGTTTACTGTACTACCACCACTTTTTAATTTAAGTGCTGATAGAGCCTTTGCTTGTCCTGCATGAGCTTTACTAGCCTTCTTTAGCTTACCTGCTACTTTTTTGATTGTACTCTTAGCTTTTTTTAGTGCCATTTTTCTTTGCCTTTGATGGAAGTAAACCCTTGCTCACTGCTCTGGCTCTCTCAGAGAAGCCTAACTTCTGTTTACTTTTTATTTTTCTTCTGATTGTTTTTAGTTTCGCTACCATCGGAATATAAATTATTC